GGTAAGTCATCGTTAGGGTCTAAATCATTGTAACTTATTGATTTTTTTAATGTACTATTAATTTGTGGCTCATTATTTTTTATTTGTGGCTCACCTTTTACAAATGGTTCACTAAAACTTGCCGACATAAATTTAACTCCTTTTGCGGAAGTCTTCATCCATATAGCTACTTCCATATCCTTGCCGTTTACGTTTACTTTACCTTTGTAGTCCGGATGGTTTTCCGCTTTTTTGTTGTCATTCTTAAAAATTGCACCTGTGTTGTTTCTTGTTTCCATTTTTATTTATTTAGATTGTTTGTATTCGTGTTTTAATCGCTGGTATTCGCTTAATCGCTTAACCCATTGTAAAAAATATTCTTCAGTATTATTATTTTTTGCTATGTTACACATTTTACAGCAAGATACTATATTATCTATTTCATATCCTTTAGTATTGTTTACTCTATCAATTCCATTGTAAGTTGCATTATAATAAGATTTCATATAAGTATTAGACGGTTCAATTCCACAATAATGGCAATCTGATTTTAGAATACTTACTGCGTAATCAAAATCAATATTAAAATCAAACCCCCTACTTTTTGCATTTAATTTATAACTTGAATAAATACTTCTATAACCTGCATCTTGTTTTGCTATTTTATATCTTGACTTAATAGAATTTTCTGCTGATTTTGTAGAAGTAAGACATCCACAAGATTTCTTTTTGTCACAAGTTAACGAACCTGTATTTGCTTCTGTCATATTTCCACAATCACACTTACATAACCACATTCTTTTTTTATGATATTTACTTTTGTCACCATATACTTTGCTCGGTAATTTTTCAACTACCATTAGCATATTATAACGCATACCAATTAAATCAAGTTGTTTTGCGCCCATCTCTTTCTATTTTATTAATTGCTGCTTCACAATACAAAGAAAAATCCATTGCTTCAGCTTGTGCTTCTCTAAGCCAATCTACAAGACTGTAGTCTTCTCTTTCAAGTGTTGTCTTGTATTTCTTTATTCCAGCTTCAGAACGTTCTTTAAATTTAGCCATTACGCTTAAAACGTTTTTGTCTTGTATTTGTATGTTCATAGTTTCTCTATTTCTTGTTTAACTTCGCTCCAATAGTACATCATTGATTCTACGCAAGTATGTAATATTTCATCAACTGCTATTAATGCACATTGTTGACTCCAATAATCTCTTTTTACAATATTAGATTGTAATAAACAATACCAATAACTGTCGTATAAATCTTTTGCTTTTTCTTGTGGTGTCATATCAACCAATTAAATAAATTGTAAATACCAACGGCAGCAAAACCATAAATTGCTATCCAAATAATAATTGCTATTGCTTTTTCTTTCATATTTTCACGTTGTTTTCGTTAATAAATTGATGAAGCTTTACCCTTACTTCAAACATTGGTTCGTTACCGTTGTATTTGTATTCGCTTCTTAACCAATTGTCAAACTCAACCAATGTTAAATAATAATTTAATCCATTGTTTGCAAAGTCGTATTCGTCTTTTTGTTCAGGTAAGTTAAATTCAAGTATTGCTTTCATATCTTATCGTATATTATCGTATAAATACGAATCATATTGTTTCTATTAAATTGTTAAAATAAATTCTTGCTTCTTCAACCTTTGTTTGTATTTCCCAAATTACAGTTTCATCACGTTCTATTTTAAAGACTTTTACTTTTGTTTGTTCTGGCAAATGGTCAAAGTTATGTTTCTTTTCTACGTATTCTCTAATTTCTGCGTCTTCGTCAATTTTAAATTGTTTCCAATGTTCACGTCTAACTTCGTCTTCAACTATTTCTAACGGAGTGTTTACTAAACAATAACAAAGTAGTGCTTCGGTCTTTCCTGTTAGCCACATATAACCCTGTAATTGATAGTAATAATCTTTAGTAGGTATTTCGTCTTCAAAGAACGGAAAAGTGTGAGCTTCGTAACTACATTTTATGTCAAGTAAAATTTCATTCGTGTTTACGTCCGGAGTTCCTGTTATCCATTCGTTGTTAAAATGTTCTTCGTTCTTAAATATAAACCCTAAACCTAAAACATCGTTTACCAAACTTATTGCTTCGTCTTCGCATTGTAAACCTTTGTCGGTGTAACGTGAACTAAATTCCTTCTTAATGCCGAATTTTTCTTCTAATACCAATTCTTGAATATAAGACTTTGCTGTTTTACTTAATGTCTCGGTCTTGGTGCGTGGAGCGGTCATCAACCGCCCCAATGCTGAACAACGTATTTTCATACTTCTAACGTTTTTAATTGTGCAGGGGTTAAATCATAAAGACCTATTAATTGCTCGGTTGTAAATTCTCCTTTACCTATTGCATCAATTGCTTTTTGAAAACGCTCGTTTGTTAACGTTAATTTTTTAGGTTCGTGTTTTACTTGTTCGCCACTTGCGTCTGTATCTTTGTCCGAAACAATGCCTAAAATCGAACTCAAACAGTACCTACGAAAATAGGTGCAACCGCTTCCGAAACTTTGGTATAAATTCATTTGCTTCAATTCAACCTGTGGAATTAAAGTGCTACTTTCTAAACTTTCACCGCTTTCAATGTGAAATAAAATAGTTGCTAAATAGTTTTCGCCATCTTTAGAATTAAGTAATTGTGTAAATCCTAAACCGTGTTTTTTTAGTAATGGATTAATTACTTCAAAAATTTTCGGAAGGTCTGCGTAAGTGTAACCGTAACCTTGTGTTGCTTTGTGAATAACAGGTACTTCTTGTTGGAACGCTGCTAAACTTTTAAATAAATGTTTCATAGTTTTTGTTTTAAATTATTTGTTGTTATAAGTATTGCACATTGCAATAAATCTTTTTCTTGGTAACTTTCTAAATTGCTCGTAAGTTAAATTGTTTGCTTGTGCAATTAATACCATTTTTGCGTTTAATTCTGCGATTGTTTTCATAGTTGTTGTTTTTAATTATATACAAATATACAAATACTTATTTAATAAACAACTATTTTTTTAATTTATTTTTGATAAATCGCTAATTAAACAAATCCAAGTGTCGCATTTAAAAGGTTTTATGCGACCCATTTCCCCTTGCTTTTTTAGTTTTGATACTAATTTCCAATCTTTTTTTCTAATCATTCCTTTACAATAAGCATCGTTTGTTTCTAAATTAATAAACATAAAAGCGTAAAAATCGCAATCTTGTTTTATATTGAAGTTTGGAATATGGCAAGTAAAATATGGTTTAGGTTCATATTTGTATTTCATTGATTGGGTTTTTACATCAATTTTAAAATCGTTTATTATAAAATCGTAATCAAAATTTTGTTCGTCTTCAAATTTTACTTCTTTATTTTTATAGTAGTCTATTAAAACAACTTCTCCAACTGAACCTAAATAATTTCCTTCTCCTTTTTCTATTGAATTTTTTAATATACCAAACGTATTTCGGTGTTTTGCTCTTTCTAATTGTTCTTGTGTTATTTTAAAATACATTTTAGTTTATTTTTATAGGTTTCTATTAATTCTTTTAGTTCGTCTTTTGTCCATTTTTTAACATCGTGTGCTTTTGCCTGAAGTTCCATTAATCTTTGCGCTCCTATTCGTTTTTCTATACCTATTTGATAGTTTAACAGGTTGCCACTTAAATAAGTGTTACAAGCTTCACATTGCAAGTGTACGTTGTCTTCGTTAAACCTTACGTTACTGTGTCCACCTTGTGAATAGTAGTGTCCGGCATTTTCTTTTTTACAAGGTTTGTTACACGATATACAATTTAGTCCAGCGTCACGAACACGAATAAATTTGTTGAACACCTGTTGCGCTATTTTTAAATAATCGTTTGCAGTTTTTAAATTCTCAACTAATTTTTTTTTCTTCTTGTTCCATTCCTTTAATTTTTGTGTTTCAACCATTGCTTTTATACATTCGTTTTTTAAACAAAATTTTTGTAGTGTGCTGAACGGTGTAAATTCTTCTTTGCAGTTAAAACATTTTTTAGTTCGTGTTTTCACAAGTCAATATTATTAAGTTCAATTTGTCTTTTAAGGTTTTGTATTTCTTGTTTTTGTTCCAAATTTAACCGCTCTAAATTAAAGTTTGTTTGCCTTGCAACTCTAAACTCCTTTTCCAATACTTCATAAACAACCATTGCCCGTCTTATGTCTTTTAAAGAACTTTGCATTGAAGTTATTAAATCGGTTCTTTTTGGGTGGTTCGTTTTTATCTCATACAAACTAATTTCTAATTTTAAACAAGTGTGGTTAAGATTAATTCTGCTACTTAATAAGTCAAGTTCCATTTTTTTTATTTTTAAATTGTTTGTTTACAAGCAAAAGTTTTTTCATATACATTTGGCGCTGGATTTGATTGTTCAAAGTAACACAATTTTTCTTTATCAAACCAAATTTCAATCATTCCAATATTTCCGTTTGAACGTGGTTTAATTTTATTAAAGTGTAATTCAGCTAAATTAAAAGTTGGGTCTTGCCTGTGTACTGTTATCATACATTTACCACTATTAAACCATTCGCTACCACCTTTTAAATCGTAAGGAACAGGAGCGTTTCTTTTTCCGTTTTCTTTTTCAGTTAGTTTTGGATGTATAATTGTATGCAAATGTAAATCGTTGTCTTCTGCTATTTGGTTTCTATACGGTAATACATATTCTAAATATTGTGCATAACCGCCGTAATCGTTATAAGGGTGGTTTAAATCCTTCCAACTATCAATTGAAGCTGTGTGTAGTTCATCGTGTTTTTTTAGTTCAACAGCCATATCCCAAAATTGGATTGGTGTAAGTTTTGCCTTAACATCTTTTTTAGTTAATACCTTAAAATGTTCTAAAACCCAATCAATAGCTTGTGTTATTTCTTTGTCTTCAATCGTGTTCCGGTCTAATGGGTTAAAACTCTTGCCTGTTTTCTTATGTATTAAATCAGCAATTATTTCTACATTAGAACCAACATCCGGAAAGTAAACTAAATGCTTCCAACCATAAAATTTAGAAGTGTTCATTAAACATTCCATTAATACTTGCGTTTTACCGCTCATAGGAAAACCCGTCCAATCCGTACAATTTCCTAAACTCATAGAATAATGTTCGTGTAAACTTTTAAATCCTAAATATTTGCCTTTATTATTGTAATTGTCTCTATATTTAAATAATTGAGTAATTACATCTCCAGCTTCTGTAATTTTATATCCATTTAACTCCACGGTGCTTTCCATTTTTTAGATTCGTTAACTTCTTGTACTGTTTGTATGTTGTCCCAAAACAAACCCTGCCAACCTTGTTCGATTGATTTATTAATTACAAACTTACATTGTTCATTTGTATATTTTTCCATTTTAACTAAAATAGATTTTATGCTTTGTTGTGTTAAAGTCTTTTTTGCCGACTTCCTGTATTCAATCCAACTATCTAAAATCACTTCTTTTTCATTCTTTTCTTTCTTTTCATTCTTGTTTGTTGTTGATTGTTTGTTAGTCGTTTGTTGATTGTTTGTTATTCGTTTGTTAGTGTCTTCATTTTCATCTTGGTAACATTCATATTTACAAATAGTTACGATAGTAAATTGGCTTGTTGATTTTACTACAATTTCATTCGTTTTTTCTAACTTTTTTAAAATGGTTCTAATTTGCTGAATAGTAATTCCTGTAGCACTGGAAATATTACCTAAAGACGAAATAAATTGCCCACGTTTTACATCGTTGCCTTGCCATTTATTGTCCTTGTGATTAGCTTTAATAACCATATACAAAAACAAGTGTACAGCTTCAGACTTATTAAACCATTCCCAATCTAAAAACTTTCTGTGTATTTTAATCCAACCGCTCATAACTCATTAAATAAATAAATTGATAAATAATGAATTAATTTAGCAGCATCTTTTGTGTTAATACAAACAATCTTTGATATGTCGTTTTCAATAACTTCAAAACAAATATTAGTTCCAATTGAAACAATCATTTTGTCATTTTTACTTTCAATACATTGTAAAATAATTTCTTCCATAACTTTAATTTTTTTAAAATAAAATGCCCCTGTTCAATCCGTTGGGTCTAACTTCAACTTCATAAACAAGGGCAATAATTCCTTTTGTACTTATAATGTTAGACCGTACAATTGCAAATTTAACAATTATTTCAATATAAAAACAAATTAAGTATTTTTAAATAAACACAATCCAATAAAAACACTTCTATGGTTTCGCATATTTCCAACAATCATTTTATTATAACATTGATTATTATAGAAATTAGGTATGCTTCCATTTTTATCTATTCCAACAAAAAAATGAAATTCATTATAACTAATATCTCTGTACCCTTGTTGTGTTTCTAAAGTTGGAAACTTAATTCTAATATCTTTTTTAACTTTAGCTGAATAACTTTTATTATCAAGACTTTTTATTTTGCTAAACTCTGTATTTTCAAACATATCAAATTGACTATCTTCAACATAATTTTTATTAGTCTCTATTTTAATTATTTTATTTGAAACATCAATTATACCCATAGATATTTTTTTTTCGTTCATTTCGTTTATAGATGTTACAGGCAAAGCATTCAATATTTTATCAGTTTCTAACCTATCTAATAAACCAACTTGCTTAATTTTTAAAGGTTTGTAGCTATTCTCTCTTTTGCAAGTCATTGGTTCAACATCAATTATATATATTCCGTGTTTACGCATTTTAAATAATTCTACAGGGTAAATTCGTGTTAACTCATTAGTATCTAAATTAACGCCAATAGTACAATGAAATAAACCTTT